CACCAGGCCGAGCACCTGGACAGCGAGCAGCTCGTCAAGCGTTGCTGCGCGCATTTGATGGCGACCAATGGCATCACCGAAAGCGCGGCGCAGCACTACGCCATGCACGCCCTGGCCGAGCTGCAGGCCAAGCACGTGCCCGCCTATTTCGACATCAGCCACAGCACGTCCTACGTGGTGCGCGTGGTCGACCCGACGACCGGCCATACCTACGCGCTGACGGCTAGCGACGTCTTGCAGATGGCGAAGATGCACAACGACGTCGGTGCCGACGATACGGCCTACATCACCCAGCAATGCGGACGACGGGCCGGCTGACCTAGCCGCACCGTTCTAACCCTCCCCTTTCTTTTCGCTCACCGGCCGCCTTGGGCAGCCGGCATGGACACGGCTTGCCTGATGATTACGAAAACGCGCCAACCACCGTTGACACGTGCCGTCCCACGGAGGGATGCTTCGGCCGTCGCCGCACAATCGGCGACCGGGTTTAGCAGCCCGAACAGCCAAAGGCGCGCAAGCGCCCATCGATCGATGCGAGCGCTTTTTTTGCGTCCGCAGTCGTACGCTTGCACGCAGCGCTTTCCGCTTTATGGCGGGCGGCGCGGGGGAGCCTTCGGGCTCGCCGGTCTCCTTTGGCGCCGGTCTGCTAACCCCGCGTCGCTCGTCTCCTCGTTTAGCAGCGCGGGGACGGGCTTAACCAGCCTTAGGAAGTCCCCCATGTCTGCACCTCCTTGTGCCGCATGTGTTCGCCTGCGCGCGACGTTCACCGCACGCCAACGCATCGAAACGGCCTTTGTCGACCTCACCGCCGCCAACGACGCCCTGCTCACCGTGGCGTCGAGCCTTTCCGCTGCGCTCAAGCAAGGGATGGCCACTCCCAGCGATGTGTATGAATTGCTCCGCATCATCCATTGGCGCCTGGCGCACACCATCGCCGAAGCGGCACGCGCGGCGCGCAGCCAGGACGGTGAGGTATGAAGCCGTCCGAGCGTTCCTGCGTGGGATGTGTGTTCCATATCATGCCCGCCGAACTGGGTGGTGACGTCCATCTCTGCCTATTGCCTCCCGATTGCGCACCCGCTCATGCACACATCGAGGACGAGCGCGGTGACGAGGTAGAGGGACGCACCTACCTCGGCACGAGTTGCGACGTGATGCGCCGCATGGGCGCCGCGTGCGGCCCGCACGCGGCGATGCGCCTGGACGCTCACAAACGTCCGGCTTCGCAGACTTCCGAAGGGCGTGATGCATGAGCGCTGCACGCCACGCTATGAGCGCCGAGCTGCTCGCGGATGTCACCCGCGAGCTGACCCACCAGTTCGGCTTCAAGACCAAGAAGGATTATCTGCGCGGCGGAAAGTGTCCCGATTGCGGTAAGCCGGAGCTATACGCCAACGCCAGCGCACCATGGGTGATTCGCTGCGGCCGGTTGAAAAACTGCGGCTTTGAGGCGTCCGTCAAGGATCTCTTTCCTGACCTGTTCGAGGACTGGTCCGAGCGCTATAAAAAAACCGAGGATGCTCCGCATGCGGCGGCCGACGCGTACCTGAAGAACGCACGCGGCTTCAACCTGGCCCGCGTGCAAGGCACGTACACGCAGGAGTGGTTCAAAGACCTCGACAGCGGCGCGACCTCGGCCACGGTGCGCTTTGCGCTCCCCGGTGGCGGCTATTGGGAGCGCCTGATCGATCGCGCCCACCGCTTCGGCAAGATGAAAGCGCGCTTCGCGCCCGGCAAAAGCTACACCGGCGAGGTGTGGGTGCCGCCGACCGTCACGAGCGAAACACCGGGTACCGCGGATGAGTTGTGGATCGTGGAGGGCATCTTCGACGCCATCGCGCTCGGCCATCACGGCATCCACGCCGTGTCCGCCATGTCGTGCAACAACTACCCCGCCGCCTTTCTGCAGCGGATCCGCGATGCGCGCGCCACGAACCGCCCCACGCTCGTATGGGCGCTCGATGGCGATGCCGCAGGACGCGACTACACCCAGCGGTGGGTGAAGCGCGCGCGCAAGGAGGGCTGGAAGTGCGAAGCCGCCACCATCCCGCAGACCGGCAAGAGCAAGCAGGACTGGAACGACCTGCACCTGGCCGACAAGCTCATGCCGAGCGACCTGGACGAATACCGCTACCAGGGTTCGTTGCTCATTGCGCGCAACCACGCCGACAAGGCCAGGCTCATCTACAGCCGCACCGGCATGGCGACGTTCTTCTACGACTACGCCGACCGCCTGTACTGGTTCGACCTGGACATCAAGGCGCTCGACAAGGCGATGCAGCAGTTGCAGGAGAAGGACCCGGACCAGGACGAGCAGGAACGCCGCGATCAGGCGCTGATGGAAGCCTGCGAAAACGTCGAGATCGCCAACTGCAACCCGCAGCCGCTGTACTACCAGGCCAACACCGTCACCGACGAGTCCTGGTACTACTACCGCGTGAGCTTTCCGCACGGCGGCGGCTCGGTGAAGAACACCTTCGCCGGCAGCAGCCTGGCCAGCGCGAGCGAGTTCAAGAAGCGGTTGCTCAGTATCGCGCCGGGCGCGGTATTCACCGGCACCAGCCAGCAGCTCGACCGCATCATCCAGCGTCAGCTCTTCAACATCAAAACGGTCGAGACCATCGACTACATCGGTTACAGCAAAGAGCACGGCGTGTACGTGATGGGTGACATCGCCATCAAGGATGGCGTGGTGCATACGCTCAACGACGAGGATTATTTCGAGCTGGGCAAGCTCAACCTCAAGACGCTCAGCCAGTCGCCGCAGCTCACCTTCAACCGCGATCGGCGCGAATACCGCGCCGACTGGCTCGACCTGGTGTGGCAGTGCTTTGGCGCCAAGGGGCTGGTCGCGCTCGCGTTTTGGTTCGGCAGCCTCTTTGCCGAGCAAATCCGCCAGGTACAGAAAAGCTACCCGTTCCTGGAACTGGTGGGCGAGGCCGGTGCGGGCAAGTCCACGCTGATCGAGTTCATGTGGAAGTTGTTTGGACGCCGCGATTACGAAGGCTTCGACCCGTCCAAGTCCACGGCCGCCGCGCGGGCGCGCAACTTCGCCCAGGTGTCGAACCTGCCCGTGGTGCTGATCGAAAGCGACCGCGACGACGACGCCAAGAAGCGCTTCGACTGGGACGAACTCAAGACCGCCTACAACGGCCGCAGCGTGCGCGCCACGGGCGTCAAGAACTCCGGCAACGAAACCCGCGAACCACCCTTCCGCGCCACCGTGGTGATCTCGCAGAACGCCAAGGTGGAGGCCAGCGAGGCGATCATGCAACGCATCTGCCACATCACGGTGGACCGCTCGGCGCACACGGCGCAAACGCGCGCGGCGGCGTTAAAGCTCGAACAGATGCCCGTGGACGCACTTAGCCACTTCCTGCTGCTGACGACGCGTGCGGAAGCCAAGGTGATGGAGACCATCCTGGCCCAGGCGCCGCAGCACGAGCAGACCTTGCTGGACCACCCCGAGATCAAGACCACGCGTATCGCCAAGAACCACGGCCAGTTGCTCGCGGTGTTCGATGCCCTGTCGCATGTCATCACATTGACCGACGACCAAAAGGACGCTGTGCGCAACGAAGTGACCGCGATGGCCATCGAACGCCAGGCAGCCATCAGCAGCGATCACAAGATCGTGCAGATTTTTTGGGAGCGGTTCGACTACCTCGACACTTGGAACGCGGCGGCGCCCTCGCTCAATCACAGCCGCAATCCGCGCGAGATCGCCGTCAACCTCAACCACTTCGAGCAGATCGCGGCGCACCACCGTCTTGAAGTGCCATCGCTTTCCGATCTCAAGAAATACCTGCGCACCTCGCGCTCGCGCAAATTCGTGGACATGAAGGCCGTCAATAGCGCCATCTGGCTGCACGACAATTGCGACGAATCGCGCGGTCGCACCGTCAAGTGCTGGGTTTTCCAGCGCGGCCCGAACGAACAACCGGCAGCGTCGGCTCACAAGCAATCAGCTTATTAAGCAAAAAAACAGGGAGCAAAGAACCTCATGAGCAAAAACCACCATATTGTTGACTCTGATTTGCTGCGCGCGCTTTCGGGCAAGCGCACCGAAGCTGCAGTACGCAGGTGGGCAAGCCGACAGGGTATTCCTATCAAAGATGGCGCCAACGGTCCGTGGACCACGATCCAAGCTGTAAATGCCTCCTTGGGAATTAAGGAAGCGAGCAACGACACGGCGTACGACACGGACATCCTATGACTCGTGGCAGAAAGCGCAAACACGACTCAACGGTCCCGAAGCATATCGACCAAGCGAAGATCCCAAATGGGATCTATTGGCACCGCCAACGTCAGTTTTGGTACACGATCTATGTGGATGGGAAGCCCCGCAGCAAGAAGGTGGCTGACAAGACTGCGCTCCTATCAGACTTGCATCGCATCGCTGACGAATTATCAGGCTTGGACGAGCAAACGCTTGATTACATGCTCGAACGGTTTGAACAGTCCGATAAGTTCAAGAACCTCAAAGAGTCAACACAGGACGACTATCGATACTGCCGGCGTGTGGTTCAAAACTTCCAGACGAAGCTTGGCGTTCCGTTCTCAAAGCTCAATCGCAAGCGCATCAAACGGCCGATAGTGCAGAAGCTTGTGGACGAGTTGGCGAAGGGTGAGCGCGCGGGCGACGGAAGCTATCCGAAGCCCACGCCGGCGAAGGCAAATCATGTTCTACGTTACCTCTCGCGCACATTTGAATGGGGAGTCAATCGTGGATACACCGATCAGAACCCTGCAGAAGGCGTCGAAGCCGCAACCGAGCGCGCGGATCCACGCATGCCTGAGCGGGTTACGATGCGCGCAGTCATCGCACTTTGGCGCCGTCGCGGATGCTTACCAACTAGACGCAAAGGCTCGCT